CCAGAAAGACCTTTAATAGGTATAATAAAGTTTGTAGACAAAGAGCTTCAAAAAAACGGTATTAATAAAAATGATCTTGTAGGTTTTACGCCAAGCAGTGAATATGAATTTGTTGTTGACGGCGAAAGAATGTATAGGGTGTTAACCAATTCAATTTCTATTAAATATGAATATCAAGGAGACGAAACAGAATATAATCCGAGCTGGCTACAAAGCGGTTGATGAGCTTATACATGTTGCAGAAGAAAAAATCATAACAAACACAGAAGATGATGTTTCTGCAGATAGGCTTAAGAATGCAGCAGCAACTAAAAAGCTTGCGATATTTGATGCGTTTGAGATTCTAAATAGAATAGAAGAAGAAAAAGCAATACTGTTAAATAAACCTAAAGAAGAAAAAAAAGAAGCATTTAGCGGTTTTGCAGAAAAAAGATCAAGGTAATGTACGAGCAAACTTTATTTGAGGTTATTGAACCGATTAAAATAAACACGCTCAAACGTCACAACAAAGCGCGTAGATGGAAATATGGCTATGATAAAGAAAATGATATTGTAGTTATTAGTAAGACAGGGCAAATTGGCGATGTGTATAGCATACAAAATTTAAAGATTGCGCTGCCTCCTATGCCTGCAAAGATCACTAAGGGAAAAAACAAATGGTTTAAGCGTGAATACCCTAAAGAGTTAAATAGAATAAAAACAATCTTTGATTGGAAAAACTATCCTGAAGAATTCAAAGATCAATGGGAACCATATATAGATGAAGAGTTTAAAAGACGCGATGAGGGTCACTGGTTCTATAACAAGGGCAAGCCTACTTATATTACTGGCACTCATTACATGTACTTGCAGTGGAGTAAGATTGACGTTGGGGCCCCTGAATTTAGAGAAGCAAACAGATTATTCTTTATATTTTGGGAAGCATGTAAAGCCGATTCACGGTGTTATGGAATGTGCTATCTCAAAAACAGACGCTCTGGCTTTTCATTCATGGCATCATCAGAAGCTGTTAACATGGCAACAATATCGTCCGATTCACGGTTTGGCATACTGTCCAAATCTGGGGCTGACGCTAAGAAAATGTTCACAGATAAAGTTGTTCCAATATCCGTTAACTACCCGTTCTTTTTTAAACCAATACAAGACGGTATGGATCGTCCCAAAACCGAGCTCGCATATAGAGTACCCGCCTCAAAACTCACGCGTAAATCTATACAGTCAGGGCAGACGCGGGAAGAGCTACAAGGGCT